CTTGCGACGGGACTTACGACGCTTCTTACGACTCTTGCGTCGTGATTTCTTACGACTCTTGCGTCGACTCTTGCGACGGGACTTACGACGCTTCTTACGGGACTTACGACGCTTCTTACGACTCTTGCGACGAGACTTCCTACGCTTCTTACGGGATTTACGTCTACTCTTCTTACGTCGACTCTTGCGTCGGGACTTCCTACGCTTCTTGCGGGACTTGCGACGGCTCTTCTTACGTCGAGACTTGCGACGACTCTTCTTGCGACGTGATTTACTGGGTTTACGACCCTTCATCGGTTTCTTTGTCGTGTACACGCGTTTGCCTCCCTTAACATAATACCATCCTTTGCTAGTCTTTTTTACCGTATAGTAACTAGTACCAACTTTTACATACATTTATTATGTAAAAGATTAAAATTGCCAACTTAATCCCGCATCCATAGCCCAGACAAACTTTTGTAGATAGGTCTTGTTGTAGATCTTCTCGATAGGACAATTAGCCTTTTTCGCCCACACAACAGAAATGCGTGGATCTAAATAGTTAGCCTTGCTCGTCGATAAAGCGATGTTTCCTTCCGCCTCTTCTAGTTTCGAAGTCCAAGTAGCGATCGATCTCGTCGCAGAGGCTTTTTGAGATGCAGTTTTGGCGATCTTAAGTTTACCCTTAAACTCCTTGATTTTAGTTTTGATCTTTTTGATGCGATCGTCGTTAGAAGTCATGCGTTTATGGTTTAGAGCTTTTGCGACAGCAATATTCACCTTGTCATAGATTAGTTTCTTCTCGTAGACAGGGATGTTGCTTTCAGGAATGTTTTTATCGAGTTCATTCTGAAGAATAGAAGATGCTTTCCACGTACGGAAGACTTTAGCTGTTAAACCTGGAAGAAGAGTTTTGAGATAAGCGTTCAATGACGTGGCATTAACATTCGGAAATAGCGCCGAACTCTTACCTTTTCCTCCACACAACCCTTTCAAATTGGAATATACAGTGCTATCAACCTTAAACTTCTTGTTAAACTGGATGGAACTCTTTCCTGTAAAATCTATTGTGATGTAATTATCAGAACTAAATTTTACGTTTGTACATTTCAATGTGGTTAGACCAAGAGTTCCTGCCTCTTTAGCTTCGTCTTTTTCTGTTCCAGGACGAATGGCCAGGACATCTAGCAGATACACGGCTGTAGCTAGCTGTCGAATATCGTTCTTACTACTTTTCAGATCACGACGGTACTTTTTACGAATCGATTCGATATTCTTATCCAGTTTACTAGCCTTATCAAACTTCTCCATATCTCCTGCACAGACAAAATGGCTCTCTGTTCTCTTTAGCCATTTATAAGTCATTTCGCCTGTGATAGGATGTTTCCATGCAGCGATCCAGGTCACGTTGCGATTCTCTACTACCTCTCCCCATTTACAAGGTTTTCCATGAGTGACACATTTAGGAACACATTTTTTACTCACATTGATAGTGATATCAGAGGGCTTGAGACGTTTTTTGATTCGTCCTCGTAAAGGGTGTTTTCCATGTCCTTGATACAAGCCGGGAATCTCAACCACGTAGTCCATTGGTATCTTAACGCCATCGATATTGGCAAATCCATACAATTCTCTAATTGCTTCTTTCTGTGCCTTTTCAGCTTCTTTCTCTTCCTTTGTCATTGCTTTTTTAGTAGCCTTCTTACTTTCGGAGTTTTTGAAGAGATAATCAGCTACAGGCTTGAAATTCACGTCCTTCATGTCTTTAATAACGCTTCCCGATCCCAAAATCTTCTTCCAGTCCTTCCAAAAGTTTGCTCTAAAGACAGGATCGTCCGAATAGCGATGTCGTTTCTTGTCTTTCTTTAATCTCTCGTCTCGGTCAACCATCTGAGCAAAATAAATCATAGCTTCTTCCGCTGACATGTTAAAAGAATTATTGGTATTGCTATGATCTAGGGCGACGGGCTTTCCTTTGTATAAAACTCTAATCTTACTTGGTAATCGTTCATACGCCTCTGGAAAGTATACTCCGTTATGACAAAGCGTTTTCCACTTTGGCCCTGATTTTTTCTTGTCTGCGTCTTGCCACCATCGTCCTGAGCGAGATTCTCCGACGATCTTCTTGACTTCACAATACTTCATTTATTATATCTGAATTTTTTCAGCTTTAATAAATGGCGAACAAAGACATTGCTAATTGGGTAGGATATTTTCTGGCCGCCTGCTTGATCATCGTGCTGATATGGATTGTTGCTAAACAGATAAAAGAACACCATCTTCAAGATGATCCGATGCTGTACACGTTAAAGGAGGTTTTATTGCCAGTACATCCCATCATCGGAAAACTTAAGCTATATAAAGGGGATAAGTCCTACACGATCAACAAGGAAAAGATCTTTCTCTGCTTACGAGACGAGAATGGAGAGTACTATCCTTTTAATATGCTGATTTACGTGTTACTGCATGAAATCAGCCATATGCTGAATACTGATGATGTGGGACATACACCAGCCTTTCACAAAAAATTTGACGAACTGTTAGACCGCGCAACCCAATTAGGTATCTTCAATCCCAGTATTCCCATACTGCAAAATTATTGCCAACATGACTAGGTCAACTTATTCACAATATCGGTCCATTTTTCGAACAATGTGATACATGGATGGCGACTAAAACATGTCTGGCACCAAGCCGAAACTAAAGGTTGAGGACAATATAACATCACCGGTTTTCCTAATGCGAGAGCAGCTCCAATCTCATGAGAAGTTCCTCGGTAAGGGTAATCATTATCATCTACAATCGCTATTACGACATCTGCATTCTTAACCCCGTTAATGTCACTGATTGCGTCTTCACGCATCCGAAACTCAGCTGATGTGTAAGTTGTTTCACTCGTAGTCCAATCGTGAGTAATCGTGTGACCCAACGCCACAAGTTCTTTCATCTTATTTTGAATCTTCTTCCCATCATACCATTTGCCTGCAATGTATAGTTTCATCATACTCAGAATGGGAAAAGGGATTGAATTTCAATTTTCTTCCGGAGGCGGGACGACCCTCGGGTAACGCAAAAAAGCCCCTACCCGAGTGGGTAGGGGCTTTTTTGCGTAGCCCTTCTTAGGCTCAATCCTCCATGACTTGTCCTGTCTGATACCCCAAAATGTACAGAGCCACTAGCTCACGATCAACATTCTTCTTCACTTTCTTAGCCTGAGTGGCCATTGGGGTCCTGTTGTAAAACCCATCGCGATACCCAATTGCATAGACAGCCATCACTTGAGTCACATTTTCCCCATAACTATCCCATTGTAGTTCCATATCCACAGTCCCTTGCATCACACAGTACAAACAGTTGAGAGACACCATGGGCGGAGCGTCTTCAGCCAAAGGTTTGAACCGGTGCTTTTTGTGATCGTAGTTTGGATAGCCACAAACATCTTGACATTCGTAACATCGGTCAAGATGCTCGCACAATTCATTCACCCCACATTCACACATCTTCTTCACTTCAGTAGTCATTCTTGAAATGGAAAGGAAGACGGGTCAAATTTCAATTTTTTTCCCAAAGCCCTACTAGGGATTTTTTACAGGTACCCGATATTGACCAACAAATATTGGACTGGTTCTACACCACCTTTACCAACCATGAAACCCCTCTTCTCGAGTTCAGTTGCCACATCATTAAAGGTATGTCCATAAGTTTGGTAAGGATAGATTGTGAAATTCAAAACCATGTGAGTGGGTCGAAAAGATTGGAACCCAGAAATCAGGTTAAACAGCATTTTATCCACAGCTTCAACCAATTCAAACTCGGGTTCAGCTTGAAACAAATAAATATCCAAAAGCTCACCATCTCCTCCGCGACCGCTCTTTTTAGCGACTGCATTGGCCAATGTGCGAAATTTGGACACGTTTAGTTCTCGACTCTCCAATTTGTTCTCATATTCGCGTCGCTCTTTATTGGCATTTTCCGTTCTGAGTCTCAAGACTTCTGTCACGTAGGTGTTGATTTCGCCGAGATATTTAGCTTGATGGTTACGGCAGTATCCGATGTCTTGTGAGATAGCAATTTCATATGCAGAAGGCTTTCCGCATTTTTTCCCCTTACTCTTTCCGGTCTGCAAAAGGTGATTGCAGACATGTCGATTCTCAATTTGGGTAGTCATATTTGTGTGATAACAAATATGAAAAATAAATTCATTTTGTGAACAGATCAATGTGTATCAACTTTTCTTCTCTATCGAGCTCGTGAATCTGCCGTGCTAGCTGGTTCTTTTCGGTAAAAATGCCATCGAACAGTTTTTGATGCCGAGGACAATATGTGTATTCTATACGTTCTTCGGCGTCATAGCATGATACCGTCTGTTTCCCCACGACAAATATCCGTTTTACACAGCCACAACGAGCAGATATTTCTGTATCCAATTCTGGATGACTCATTTTCTTTTAAGATGAAAATCATTCTTAAAACTCATTTTAATTCTTCCAATACTCTTTTCATACTCATTTTTCCAGCTCTTCCTCCCCATTGATTCGGACTGTAGAACCACTTTGCAAACCCCTCCGTTTTTATCCATCTACCAAAGCGCCAGTAGGTAAGATTATTTCTGGTGAAGCGTTGTAGTCGTTTCAGAAGGTTGATATTGTGATCAAAGTCTGGATTATATTCTCTCAACCACGGACAATTGTGACATTCAAGCTCCTCAAGATTGGAAGGTATCTCTATTATACCTGGACAATCGTTACAACTAAGCTTATTAAGGTTTAGAGGAATTTTTCTGAGATTAAAGCAACCATCACAGTAAAGAACAGTAAGATTCGGAAGATCAGGAATCTTTGTTAAGCTATTGTCGCCACAGTAAAGACTAATGAGCTTTGGAAACTCGGGAATCTCTTTTATACGAACATTCCAACAATCAAGCCTAGTAAGGTTTGGAAGCATGGGAAGCTTTTTTAATCTAGTACTTGTAGAACAATCAAGTAAAGTAAGGTTTGGAAGTTCAGGAATCTTTATTAGGTGATTACACCCATAACAGTTAAGTTCAGTAAGGTTTGGAAGCATAGGAATCTCTTTCACAAGAGTACAACCACAATCAAGTGTAGTAAGATTTGGAAGTATAGGAATTTCCTCCAGTCTGGAACAGGCCCAGCAATCAAGTTTGGTAAGATTTGGAAACACAGGAAGCTTTGTCAGGGAAGGACAACTGCGACAATCGAGTATTATAAGGCTTGGAAGCACAGGAATCTTTTTCAGCTCCGTACAATTGCTACAATAAAGCGTAGTAAGATTTGGAAGCATAGGAATCTTTTTTAAGCTTGTACAATCATAACAATTAAGCATTGCAAGGTTTGGAAGCGCTGAAATCTTCTCCAGATCCGTACATTCATGACAATTAAGCGTGGTAAGTTTTGGAAGCACAGGAATCTTTTTCAAGTTGGTACACCCACGACAATAAAGTTTGGTAAGATTCGGAAGCACGGGAATCTCTTTCAGCTCCTTACATTCGCGACAATCGAGCACTGTTGTTAATTCATCGTAGTCTCCTTCACAAATACGACACATTCTAAATTAGTCATATTTCAAATTTAGAAATCAATTTAGATCTTGCGTAAGACAAGTTTGCGACAAGCCTGGTTAACCTCCTTACTCAGTTGCTTTTTCTGAGAAGCTCCAAGCGACAAATCGTTATCCTTGTGAAAATCAGTCATGACATCTTTCGCTAAAAGGCCGATATACTGTCCAATCTCTTTCCTTCCCTGTGGCGGACCGTGTTTCGATATCAGACCATCCCATCTCGTTTCAGTCACATAGGATAAAGCATCGTCGACAAGATTTTGTAGCTCCGGAGTCAGTGAAAAATCTGTGTAGTTCTTTTTAACGCTACTCTTTTCCTTGAACTTGTCGTTCTTATCCTTAAGAACTATAGCTACGTTTTTAATAGTAAAAGCCGGATCGATGGGTTTTAGTACGTGCCCTTCACGTACATTTTCCTTCAGCTCATCTAGACCGAGGCGAGCGGGAATCGTGCTGGAATCAGCGTTGTGATCAGCTGACCACTTCAGGCATTCATCCATGCTACCCTCAAACAGAATATCAGCATAAAAGAGTCCTACGTTCTTGAACAATTCGATCGCCTTGTGATAATTCTCAAAGCGTGTTGAACCATCCTTGTTCACAATCAGAATATCGTAAGCCATAAACTCGTGATGAGGACAGTATTGAACACCCTTTTGTATCATTTGGCATTGAAGCTTCATTCCTTCATAATGCCCTCCAAATAGCTCTCCGTACACAGTGATGGAAGTAGCTTGATCGTACATGTTGAAAATCTCTTGAATTCTGGGCACAATCTTCTCAACAAGGTTCTTACAGTTGTAAAAGGTTTTGAAATCGCGCAAAAAACTGGTTCTCTTGGCGGGAATCACTTCCACGCCGTCAGTAGTGAATGAAAAGTTTGCTCCGTGAACCTTTTCCAGCACACACCATGGTTCCTCCGCACAAGGGTACATTCTAATCTCATCAACGAATCGCTGATGGTAGCTATTTTCAATTGAGTGAAACTTGCGAAAGTTCATAATCGTTTTTTCCTAAAATTTAACGTGAATTTTCATTTTTGCAATTTCTTATCCACATACACCAAATACTTAAATGCTTGCAACTGTGTTAGCACATCGGCGAGATCGTCCTTCTTTCTTGCCGTAGTAAGTTTCTCCAACACCCTCATCTCTCCTCGAGAGGTTAAAATCTCGATCGCTTTGGCAACACTCCATTTCTTTCTAGCAGGCTTATCCATCGCCTTCCACCGTACCTTACCTTTCACTTTCGGAGCTCCTAACACCTGGGTCTTATGGTAAGCAGGAAAAGTAAGCACCTCTTTGAATCTTCCAAACTTGCATACGAAATAGGAATAGCAATGCTGGCCAAGTTTAGTGGCGATCTTATTGAACTTATTCTTAAAGGCCATCTGCTCCTCGATTATGAAGGCTGAACACTTGCTCCAATAGTCCATATACTCATCTAATGCGTCAACCATGTTGTGAAACACTTCCGGATCGAGAGTTCTCCCCCTGTTACAGTTACTAGCCAAATCGAGATTCTTATGTAACACAATTCGGCCATTGGCAAACACTTTTTCCAATATCTTTTCCATCTTTGATGTGGTTGTGCCATCAGCATTGTAACGTTGTGCGGTTGGAATATTCTTTACTCCAAGTAGTTCTTTACGGTCGAACTCCTCGACGCAGAATGCAAAGTTATCCCGTCCCGGATCAAACGATGCTATCCAGATTTTATCACTTGTCATTTTAAGTATGCTATCCAATCTTTAATTATTATGTCACGGAAGATAAAGATGTTAACACAGCAGAGCAAATTATATCTACAGGTATTGTTCGGTTTGCTTCTCTTTTGCATCATCGTGTTATTGTTTTCCAAGCGTAGGTATAGCAATTCGGAGAGATTCAGAGTTCACGGCAAGATAAAGAATATATTAGTCATTGCAGGGAACAGCATTCCGGAAAAAGAGAAGAAAAAAATCGATAAGCTAAAGAACGTAAACATAGACACGATTGAGTTTAATTCGTCGCCTGATATCTCTCCCCAAGGTTGGAATGAGTTGGCTAGCGTTATAGCTCAAAAATATAATGAATATAATGCTTTCGTTTTATTTCTTCAGCCTGAAACTCTTACCTACACAGCAACAGCGTTATCATTCATGCTGGAGAATCTAGGCAAGACCATTATTGTAGCATCTGATAGCCATTACGATTCGATACGGCTGGCGTGTAGTTACAACATTCCGGAGGTCGTGATTTTGAACGGAACAGCGATTTTACGCGCATGTCGAACAAAGCGGTTCAAAAACACGTTTATCTCTCCAAATTATCCTTCACTAGGAAAGATGCTAAAGAGTATAAAGATAGATGATAAGGTTATTCTCGCTTATCCACGTGATGCTCTAAATCTTATCGACGTTAATCCTCGAAAGCGAGTTGCTATCATTAAGTTATATCCAGGAATCGATGATAACTACATTCGCAACGTAGTTAAAAGTGGAAAAATATATGCTATTATTCTAGAATCATACGGAGCAGGTTATGTTCCGATAGATCGAAAAATGATCGCATATCTTCGTGATCTGACTTCAAAGGCCGGTATCATCGTCGTAAATGTTTCACAGGACCTTAACAATGTGAGCGAAGATTTGAGTGAACTAGGAGTCATTTCGGCAGGAAATATGACCACTGAAGCGGTTATGGCTAAATTGTCTATCATCATCTCGAACGTCAAGTACGATCGTGCCATGGTGGAGCAGATGATGGGAATCAATATGCGCGGAGAGATATAATTAATACAATCGCTGTATTAATTTATCACGTCGATTTCTTGGATCCGTATACAGATAACACGATCAGCAGAACAATGAAGACCAAAAGCCCGGCTACTGCTCCATGCTTAATATTGGAGCGCATAAATGCTGTTAAAACAAAGATTAGGAACCCGAATCCGGCCGATATAGCAAGATTTTTCACAAAACTCATTTATTAGCAGAAAGAAACTTTATCTTCGGTGCGAATAAGGCTTTCAACTCATTCAACATCTTCGTTCGCACTTTCAACCGGTATTTGTACTGTTCGAGGACGAAATTACGCTTGAACTTGTACTTATTGCCGTCATCCTTATCGTACATGATGTTTAAAACTTGATCTAACGGATTGGATAACTGTTTCAAGTAATACATATAATCGATTTCTAGGGACAAACTATGCTTAGCAAAATAGTCCGCTGATTCGACCTTTTCGTATTGCTTAGCTGCGTGGCCACCGTTAGTGGTGATAACATACTCTAGTCGTGATCCTGGAGCGACAAGTTGACCACGTCTTCGCATTCGTTCCGCCAGTTGCACGTGTGCTCCCATGCATTTGAGATAGTATTCTTTCGGCGTGTTACACTTCTTGAGCTGATATTGGTGTTCTCGCTTCTTTTCATCGGTTGGAAGAATCTTCACCTTGTAATCTCCAACGTACCAACACAGTTTACCTTTCTCATCGGTCTTCTCTTCCGGTTGTAAGTCACCGATGTCTCCTATCGATTTTGTGATGATAAATTGATCTGTTCCATAGTAATGAGCGCACAGATTATTGATTTCCTGAATCACATCGTATAAAACAATATCGCGATCAACCTGATTAAAGACATCCATAATAACCTTTGCATACACTTTTCGAATGAAGTTACAGTTATCACGACGCTGTAGAAGAACACCCTTCTTGTTGATCTTGGGAGTTCCATCCTTGTTGGTCTCGATCACACCGTCGGATTCACAAGCTAGCGACATGTATCGCTTCTTTGTGATGATGAAGAAACGCCAGTAGATCTTTTCCTCAAACGCTAGATTCATCGGACTAGGATATAGCTTCGTTACCTCATTGGCCACTTTAACAGCATGGTCCCAGCATTCTTTCGCAGTGGATAGATGCGGAAACGAAATGTAGTTCGAATCGGTGTCACCATAGATCAGCTTTCCCTTGTGATCTTTCTGAATCGAATCGGCGGCTAGTTGTACAGCTAATCGCCCCTTATAGGTTGTGGACATCGCTCCCGGCATCAGAGGTAGATAACCACGTTGTACACCCATGGCACCATATGCTGAGTTATGTACGATCATATTTCCAACACCCGCAGCAAAATGGTGACTTTCTGTCTCGATATCATACACATAATGTTTTTGATCCTGTCGAATCGTAATCTTTTTGATATCAGTCTCGTTCACAAATTTAAGACAACAATGAAGTCTATACATACCGTTATCACTGCTAACGCTTACTTTATACCCAATTGAACGCGCCAGATACATTAATCCTGCAGCTCCAATACCGTCCTTAATAACGATGCTTCTATTTCCATTCCCTGCACAATACCCCATAAAAAATGCTTGCCGAATAAGGAAATAACTGTGAAAAATGTAATCTGGAAGTTTTTGACATGTACCCTCTGCAAAGAAGAGACCGTGTACAAATGCCATCTCTTCATTCTTACTTTTCAAAGTATATTCACAGATGTCCTGATCAGTCAAATTCATATATAATGGCGTTTTTGGGCTATCATTCGGTAAAGGAGTTTCCATGTGCAACAATGAGTCTCCTATCTTCACATCGCATGGTTTCACTTCTTCACCGGATGGTAGTAAGAGAGAATGATCTTCTGTACAATCTACACATCCTGTATGAGTATTTATCCGCTTAATCTGTGACATGGCTTTATGCCGAAAAACATACTTTACCTTCGTAAAGCCGATATCGCTCCATACTTCGAGACCATCCATCGGAGAGCATAATTCGTTTCCATCTTTGTCTACAGTCCAATTTCCGCAAGAGAGCTCTTCTATTGTTCGATAAACAAATTTACCATTAATTTTACATGGTATCGGTGTATCGGCTGGTACGCTGTTAGCGGAAACCTTCAGCGCCAACTGACGCTTATCTAGAACCTCGTGGTACGTCTTGGTTAAATCATACTTCTCGTCGTTTACGTCAAGCTCCTTAAGCTTTCCATAAACTCCTTTCATTATTTTCTTAGTCGCTTTACGAGTATCGAGTAGATGTGTTAAAATCTCCGGCAAAACTCCCATCGGTTCCTTAAGCCAGCGAAATCTCCGTTCGCAACACATCTTATGTTTGGGCTTGCTCTTTTGCAGATTTGAACGCTCTTCACGAAATGGTTTAGTTGCATCTAACTCCTCGTCGATGGCAATCTTGAACTCCTCCTTCCGATTCTTGTTACTCTTAAGGTCCCTAAGGCGACGTAGTTCCTTGATCTTTTCATCCTTTTCCTTAATAATTTTATTCAGTTCTACTTTACGAATCTCCTTAGGATCGTGAGAACATCCCAAGTGATCGTACCAAATCATCACATGGCACTTGCTATCCGGAATGTCGCTATCTACTGGAACCAAAGTGTCCCAACTAATGTTATGGGCAATAATGGTTGTTGGATACAAAGATGAAAAATCAAACGGAATTACCTTGTCGTATACGCCAGGAATTGGTGGAAACACTGTCGCACCGACATAGTGATCATTTGCTCCCGGAATGTATCCATTTCTCTCAACAACCGTGTTTTCATGTGTGCACTTCTTATATACTTGACTAAACACCTTTAACTGCTGTCCCTGAGTGTACAAAGCGAAAATAGGAACATTAGTGACCTTACTCATTTCACACAAAGCGACCCATGTTGTCAACGTTTCGAATAGTTTCACTACCAAAAGGCTATCCTGCACACAATTATGTACAACTATTCCATTGGCTAAAAAGGAATGTGTATCTCTAACCTCAATATCATACACATGCTTTTCCCCAACATCAGATACAGAGATTATCGGCATATAAAGAGTCGGCAAAAATGTTTGCTCTTTAGTCATTGAGTATGTGTGATATGCATCTCCATGAAAGAGATCGGTTGCTCCGATCATCTCAATAAATTTATCAGCTTTGGGAAATTCTCTAGATGCCTGATCTGGTCTTCCAATCGGAAATCCAGTTCGCATCCAACATTTGACAGTCCCATATTTTGGAGGATATTCTATCTCATTTATAAACTGATTATATGCTTTTTGAATTGAAAAGCCTCGCGACGTTAACTGTTTAATTTTATTGTATAAAATTTTATATCCGGCTATCACACGGTTTCTAAAACGGTAATACATTACACTAACAGATGTTCTAATCGTTTTGTGATAACAATAGCGGTAACCGATGCATTTCATAAATTTTTCATTATGCTCAACTTTTATCACTAAAGACCCAATAAACAACTCTCCGCGCACTGTTATTCTCGACGAAGATGAAATACCAAATCGTTCTAGCAATTTAGAAACGATTTCCATATATTCTACAACAGCGATTCTTGTTTTTCGTGATTGGGTCAAACCGATCGATGTAAAAGTAGATTTAGCTCTTAAAGATGTTGACCATCCATCGCCCCCAAATAATCCACCCAAAAACTCCTTGATCATGTATTCATTCCATTCTGTTGTGTTAGGTAAACCATGTGCACCTTCAGTTCGATTACCGATGGTAATATTAGCAACGGCACGTATTTCTATTCCTAATAATGATGGGGCTGTGATAACCCAGCAGTTTCCGTTCTTATTAATATTCGGACGTATCCCACAAATCTTCTCAATATCATTAATTATATTTTGCGCGTCGAGAAGGTTTCCGACATAAAAATTACATCTTTCTTTACCAATATGCCCATCGGTTAATATATATCCGAGTAAGCGGGCAAAAATCATATTTCCCGTTTCCAATTGTGTTTCAGGAAGTTCAGGACCTATTTTAATATAAGTTCCTACAGAAATATCACCTGCTTCAATCCAGTTCCCATTTTTATCTGCTATTTTATGATCTGGTGTGCACGTAATAGTTCTACCGTCAAGTAATTCTAGTTTTATACACCTCCGAATACCATTATCATAAAAATTAGCTTGTTCTGATATAATGATTTGGTCTTTTGTGCCATCCCATGATAACAATTGGTTTTTACTCTCGACAAGTCTTTCTATTGATACAGTACCATGTATACCACTAACTTGTGTTCCCTGTGCTAAGCAATATTTACTAACGATCCCTAGGGCACGCTCTCCTTTGCGTCCACCCTTCATTCCCAATCGGTAACACTTAAATATGCCTTTAGGATCAAGTGGATCTTTTGTCTGTCCCTTTAGAAAGTGAGCAGCGATCGTTTTCAGCTTATAGTTCGACATTTTATAGTCACGTTTGACAAGAGGTAGAAGATCAACAAATATTCTTCCTTCTGCGTCTAAAAACTGAAATGACTGGTTCTTATACGCTGATGATGACCACTTGATCACACGTTCACTCGCATGTCCGTATTTATCTAGTCCTTGGCGATCAAAATCGTATATGCAAAAGAGTTGTTTAGCCCGATCGATCATGTAAGGAATATCAAATCCAAAGATATTGTATCCGATGATTACATTAGGCTGTTTCTCTTGCATGAGTCTTGTAAACCCTAAAAGCAAATCATGTTCTGTGTCGTACATATCGACGATAACATCTTCTAGAAAATCAAAATCTGGCACTCCGAGAGTAAGAATGTATTTTTCATACGTCTCCTCCTTCGCACCCTGTCTAGCAAAGACGCAGGAGATTTGAAACACCTTGTCATCAGGTCGATGGGACTTTGGCATTGCAGATGGAATAGATGAGTTCACCTCAATATCATAACCCATGATTAATGGCCTGGCCATCTCATCAGAGTCTATTGGAACCAAATTTTTCCACTTAACGTTGTATTCGTGCTTACAACGTGAAACCTTGTCATCATCGGAAACTCTCTTGCCGATAAAGCTAATCCAACCTGCGGTAGGTAGCTTGCGAAGACTGGTCAACTGTAGAATTGGACTAGCATTATCCTCATGTATCTTGAGAGTAAAGGATCCAATTCCATTGAAGAGAATAGGCCGGCGAATCTTGTAACCCAACTGCTTGATATCCTCCTTATGTGCAAAGGAACAAAACAAATAAGGGAATAACCGTCTGTCTCCATTTTTACTTAGTTTAGCGTAGTACAAACGCTTCTTGAACATTAGTTGCTTCACGATGGGACGATGATCGAATAGAGCTCCTGTTCTTCCCGACTTATCCGTAGTCTCTCTATACAATAGAGAATCGATCTTATTCGCTACCAGTTGAGCCTTTGACACATCCCATTCGATTGTATCGGGTAACTCGATGTAAACATAAGGTGTAAAATCTTTTACAACAACGCACGTGTTCTCATTCTTTTCGTTTAGACCGTAGATTCGAATTACTGTGCACTCTGTCTCATGCTCATCGATGTGCCAAGAGTAAGAAAAGAATTTGTCTTTTTCCATACTTTGTTACGATTAGAAATCAGCTATTTAAGAATCATTTTTATCCGATAAAAACGATGCGAATTATTCGAGTGGAGAACTTTTTCTGCACTATTGGACAGAGTGCTAGGGAAAATTGGCTGTTATTAGAGCAATCGAGTCAAACAAGTATCTTCTTTCATTTATCTTCTTTTCCTTCTTGTTATGTGATTTTACAAACGGAACAGAAAGTTGATCAGATTCCTGAACATGTTATTCGAAGTTGTGCCGAGATTTGCAAAAATAACACTAAATATCGGGAGCTAAAGGGAATCTATGTCGATTATACACCAATATCTAATGTTAAAAAGGGAAGTGTTGTGGGAGAGATAGTCTACAGAAAGAGTAGGAAAGTGTTCAGGGTCAAAATATAATTCCTGAAATAATAAATGCGAGTCATACTGACAGTTATCTTGATTTTGATTTTGATCATCTCTTTGGTATTGTTACGTTACCAGATGGCGGAAGATTATACGTCTAACAGCCACTACAGAGATGACAAATACATAGATCTATGGAATAAAGAACTATTTCTTCCCATTTGTGATATCAAGATTAACTATTTGGTTTCTTATCACACTATAACTAAGTTTCCATACTCTAGCAACTCCGTTAACATAATTCTTGATGGCGAGCCGATGGATTTGACCAACGTATCGGCTAATATCGTCATCACAACTAAGAAGGAGATGTTACCTCCCATTCCACGGGTTTATGTGCCCTATTTTGTATGGGCATTCATGGAAAAGGACATAGAACCAGAACTGTTGATCAAAAAGCCTAACGAGATAGTTGAGAAAACTAAATTCTGCTGTTTTATGTACTCTAATTGTCGGGAAGAAATGAAGGGTGTAAGAGATAGAAAAAAATTTTTGACACTGATGAACCAGATGACTGGAAACCGCGTTGACAATTTAGGGCGGTGTTATAATGATAACTTTAAGCCCAACGGTAGCTGGACTTCCAATGATGAAATATATCAACCGTACAAGTTCGTCATCGCATTTGAGAACCATCAGATCACTGGATATATTACAGAAAAGCTGGTTATGCCGATGTTGTCACGAGCCATACCGATTTATTTTGGCGCCTCCGACGTTGGCCAGTACTTCAACACGAAGAGCTTTATCAATGTTAACGATTTTCCCAACTTTGAAAGCTGTATACAGTATGTGATGAAGGTTGATCAGGATGAGGATCTGTATCAGTCTATTCTAGCTGAGCCATACTTGCACGATAACCGAATCGATCGTGATGTATTTTCTTTGTACTACGGAGGAAAGTTTTACCATGAGCTGTATCAAGCATTACAACCCTATGGTCTCAAACGATTTATTCGACCATGCAAATACTATACAAACACCATACGCTTCATGACATTCGCTGACGGTAAGAAATATAAGACAACACGGGTATTAAAGGAAGCTGAGGAGTCTGGATTCTTTAAGGATTGTAAAGAATTCGGACCAAAGGACTTTTCTGACAGTTTTAAGATGAAACATAAGAACTTTATAGCCAGAAATGAGCGCGGATATGGCTATTGGGTGTGGAAACCATACATAATTCTCCAAGAGATGGCGACGATGGAATACGGAGATTTTCTAATCTGGTCAGACTCTGGAAACACCATTAACGCGCAAGGCTTCGAACGAATGAAAGAGCTGTACTCGCTACTGGAAAAAAATGATATCATTGCTTTTAGAATAAAGTATGATGAAATGAACTGGTGCAAGATGGATACGGCGCTTGCTGTTTTGCAAATTGCGGGAAAGAATAATGATGATCTAAACAATAGTCTTAAAAATGACCCCAAACAAAGGACAACGGCGATAATTCTATGGAAAAAGACTCCCGAAGTGATGGCGTTTTTACAAGTCTGGGCACATCTTGCTACCGATTATCATCTTATCGATGATAGTCCAAGCACCTCGGCGAACCATGCCGGCTTTCGAGAAAACCGGCATGATCAAAGTCTATTCTCTCTCCTACTTCGTTTTGCACCCAAGGTACATGTTGTGGACGATAACTGGAGTGATGAGAAAGATGAGTACACCATGGCTTCAGGGCAACAGAAACCTTTCGTTATCAGTAGAAAAAGGCGTTAGAACAATTTTTGCTTCATTATAGATAGGATTCCCTTGTTATAATCAGGATGATTATAAATATCCCACCCAGTGTATATTCGGTTCAGGTAATCAAAACCGTGCTTCGAACTCACAGCCATCACTGTGATATGTGCAAATGGGTATAGCTGTACATCAGAAAAGGAGTAAGTACCAGGCGCCTCCTTTTTCCTATTCATGCTCTCATATAACTTACCGTCCCGCAAAAACGCATATCCGATGTCTAAGCCACCGACATCGGGTAATTCAGGTCGATACTGATTAAGAAGCTTGATCCATCCGTTGTTAGCCTTATTCAACAGAATAACAAAGGTTTCTTCGCCTATTCTCGTATCTCGTGCCAGCCATCGCTTATCTTTAATCTCTCTTTGATTTCTACCTCTGTTCCACAAATCGACTATTTTAGGCCAGTCACTCTCTCGAACAACCAGATCAAGATCATCGTCCCAAGGAAAATACGTCTTAACAGTTAGACAGCTCATTAAGGAACCGGCAACGAGAGTGTAGAAAATGTTATTAGCCATGCAGTAGTCGTGAAAGCGCTTCATCGTATACAGCTCTTCATTCATGTAAGCTATTAGTTCTTTGGATCCCACTGGCAGTTTTTGATGATCACTAGTGACATATCTAGGAATTCTGATTCCCTCTAAGTGTAGCGGTTGATAATATCCATATACAACTGGAACCAGTCGAATGAAAACGAGAGCGACAATAACCAGAACTATTACCAAAATATATCTCATTTATTATACAATAAATGAACAAAGAATTAATCGATCAGTTCAGAATTCTCCAATCCTACTTTAGAGCTGAGGGAGATAAAGGTCGCACGATCGCATATGGAAAGGCTATCTCTGCTTTACGTCTAATAGACAAAGAAATCACCAATGTGTCACAACTGAAGGGAATAAGAGGAATCGGACCAAAGGTCACTGCAAAGGTGAAGGAATATCTCGACACCGGTTCGATCGAAGCGGTTGAAAAGGCCAAAAAAGAGATCAAAAAGGAGAAGAAGCTTTCAGCCAAGGATAAAATTCTACTCGAGTTTCAAAAAGTATGGGGCATAGGTCCTAGTAAAGCCAACTCTCTTTACGATCAAGGAATGCGATCGATCAATGATTTGAGAAAGAATCAGAATTTACTGACTGCATCTCAAAGAATAGGTCTCAAACACTTTGAAGATCTGCAAAAGAAAGTTCCTCGTCATCTTATCACTGCAATGCAAATCATTTTTGTCTATTTTCTGAACAGAAAGTTTGGTAAAGGTACCTACGAATTAGCGATAGCAGGCTCTTATCGTCGCGGAGTGCCCGAATCAGGCGATATCGACTGTCTGATCACCAGTAAGGTGTTCGGACTGAAGAAAGCGGTGAATTTATTAAGAGAAAAGGGAGTGATATCTGACGTGTTAAGCATGCGTGACACGAAGTTTATGGGAGTAGCGCACTGTCCTAAAGGGAATGGAATGTATTTTCGCCTTGATATAGAGTTTTTACCTGAAGAGGAATGGGGAACGGGAATCCTTTACTTTACCGGCTCCAAGGGCTTCAATGTGTATATGAGAGCGGAGGCTAAGCGCAAGGGTATGCTATTGAATGAACACGGGTTGTTCAACATTAAGACCGGAAGAAAAGTGTTGAAAAGTCCAAGCGAAGAAGAGATCTTCCAGGAAGTAGGTCTGAATTATATTCCCCCAGAAAGACGATAAAATAATATTTAGAAGGATAAATGATAGACATCTTTAGTTTACCACTGTTCTACATTAGTTTCAAACCCAGCAAAGCTGTTGAGGACCATTATAAACGGTATGGTTTTACTAATGTACACCATTTTGAGGCTGTGAACGGTAAAAAGCTGGATCCGGATAAGCTAAGAGGGGATAATCTTATCACCATTCGGTCCTACGACGATCTAAAAGCTGGACGGAGAGTACCCGCCGGAATGCCGAGTCTTGGAGCAATAGGATGTACATTGAGCCATTATGAGTTGTGGAGTATGTGCGTTAAGAAAGGATGGCCTTACATCATCATCGCGGAACAGGATAATCATATTAATAGACTTGACGACAAGATCATTCGCGACATTATTAACACACTTGAAAAACCGAGAGGAATGTTTCTTTCTGCGAAGAGAAAAAAGCGTGACCATTATGACAAGCACTTTTACGGTACGCATTTCTACTTCGCGACTATGGATGCATGTCGAGAAATGGTGCGAAACTGTTTTCCCATAGATGTTCAGACCGATTGGTACATTAAACACCTTGGGCAACAGAAAGCTATTACTTTGGAAGGTTACGAACTGAGTTCCCAAAAGAATTCCGTTGGGTCTAGTATTCAAGCTATGTGTATGACATGTTTGTTACCACAGTCTCCTTGGCCTTATATCGGAGTAGCATTGGTGTTTATCATCGTAATCATATTATACATAATTTCTCGAAGAAACTTGTCCAAGTGTAGGGAATCGTGCAGTTCCTCTATTTAAATGGAGCATGAATCTCATCAAATGAAACTAGCTGTGGTGGTAATAGTGTTGTTAGCTCTGTACATCCTCCTTTCTAGAGATTTGCTATCCATCACTATTGGAGGTTGTCCAAGAAATGTTAAACATCCAGTCATGCACTCTGTGTATCGTCTAGATTTCAATTCATTCCATAACGTGTTTAATCCGTCGATTCTGAGAAGAGAGAATAAGATGATCTGTTGCTCTCGTGTTTCTACACTATCACAAAGGAATCTCCTCATAAATATAAACGGAAAATTAAACTATGACAGTTTTCTGATCTTTGTAGAGGTAGTGGGTTCTGATACGTGCAAGGTAGTTTATCCTTCCCATCCACATCTGAACGGAAAACTGGAGGACCCCCGTTTTGTGCTTTACAACGGGGAGTATATCGTGTCGGCGACCGAATTCGTCGATTGGAGGTATATATTTCCAACCATGTATATCTATGATACGAATTATAACTTTGTACGACGTGTTGACTATGTTAAGAAAGACTATTTTGGAACGTCTCCCATCAAAACGATACAGAAGAATTGGTGTCCTTTTGTACACCAAGGAAGAGTGTTATCTCACACAGATAGCTATCCGAACTGGAAGGTGTTTCAGATAGACACCAATACAGGAAACATGCTTAAATTAGTAAACTATGATACTAGCAAATTATTCCACGTCCCGAAAAATGCTTTTCTAAGGTGTAGCACGAGTTGGGTTCGCTATGACGCAACACACTATATCTGTGGACTTCATTCTAAAACTAAGGGTCGTATTCCTTCCATACGCTCTTGTCTGGTGCTTATTGATCATCAAACTTTATTACCAACCGCATATACAGATTATCTCTGTTTTGAGAAAAAACATAACCGTATTCAGTTTCTTTCTGGTATCGAGTGTGATGATTTCTATGTATACGTCGCGTATGGATTAGACGATGCTGAAATTTGTGTCAAAAAGATAGCCAAGTATAGGCTATGTTTTCAGATTATATTATCTAACGGATTGTCGTGACTTATCTTGAGCTTATTCTTGATCTTTCTAACATTTTGCCTGATTAGTCTGCCTTGATCGCCCCTGAGGTGTGCACTATCATAAGAACGATGCATGTATATTCCGATGTATACAACGGTAAGAATACCAAGGAGCTTCGAAGGTCTGAATAAGAACTTATAATTTATAACTACTATAACACATAAAGTGATTATAATAGCGAAATACAGAGCTCTACGCCAAATTACTTCCTTGTTATGTACTTCACCAAGCCAATGAAGCTTATCTAGAGAATTTTTGATAGTATCCTTTTTGGAAGGCTTCCCCCAATAAGTATATTTACCAAAATTTCTTCTATCCTTTTCAAAGTATTTCTTTTTATTTTTGGCCTCACGCCCGAACGGATGTGTATTCTCTATGGTTTCAATGTTCGATAGTTTCTTGGCTAAAAGTATAAGAGCCAGTGGTAGTATACCACAGATGATCTTTCTCATTTATTCTCGCCTTATGGGTTTTTAAGCCAGGCTCCATAAAATTTAAACAGTTATGTTTATGCATAAATGTTACTAGGCTTGATTGCTATAGCAGTATGTCTTGTATACCTATCACATACAATGACACAGGTGTTTATGCCAATTTTATTCTGTCTGATAGCTCTTTTATATGTCAAACGGTACCCAAAGTTGTGGGTCGCTATTGCAGTGTTATTAATTGTGTACAGACGTAATTTCATCCTTTTCTTCGACATCTTGTCTCTGTTAAGAAATCATTGGGGTAATCGTAATCCCCAATTGTTCGCGAAAACTGCATCCAAAATTTTAAATGGCTGTTTTACACTGAAACACAACTTGCATGATTTGCCATCAAAACCAACGATTTACGTGGGAAATTATCCATGTACTTACCTAGAATCTTTATCACTGGGTCTTTTACCGAATACAACGATCGCAATTGGAGAAAGTAGTATCACCAAGGGAACATGGGGTAAACTACTCGAAGAGGTGATATACAGGAAGCCGAAAAACGCATATGATGATATAAAACAACAGATTGCAACCAAATTAGCAAGTGGTCGCTCTGTGTTTGCATATGTAACATCGCGAGGATATGTAGGTGATAGTCAGCTTTTTTCTGGTCGGGTACGCACGGGAATACCTCGCATTGCTAAGGAACTGGGTGTAACGATAACACCGATAGTATTCGATTATATTTCCACCACACTGGGTTGTATCACTGAACAAGACTTTAATATCAAAGTTGGCAAACCTATGCATGTCGACGACCCTATTAAGTTCTCCCAACGCCTACGTATCTACTACAGAGATAATCTCAAACATTTTTACCAGTTAAAAACTAGGAGACAAGTCTAAATGTTTGCCGACAACTATGATTATCAACAGCACGTATGGAAAAACATGTTTGTAGCCATTGTATCTGTTGATTTTCCTTCCAATCGAAGGAGAGTAGAGAGATTACAAAAAGAGCTACGTGGAATTGGCATCTCTCCCGGGTACGTTTGTTTGGGGAAAAAGGTGCAAAGGTTTGAACAACGCGTTACTGCTGTGTTCAACTGTCATCGGGATATTGCTACATGGTTTGTTAAAAACAAGCCATGTAGGTATTTACTTATTCTAGAGGACGATGCTGAAATCTGTGCATCGAGTGTTTCAAAAAAGATTATTGAAGCTTTAGTAAAAGTTCACAATTGCAATCCTAACTGGTTAGCTCTACATCTAAGCTGTTTTGCTTTGTCGAGAATGTATAAGACCTCTGAAAGTGGTATCTACATGACCAAAGGATATGCGGCACATAGTTACATTCTGAATGGTCGGCGTCTTAGGTATTGGTTAGATACAATACCTAATTGGACAGTGCCTTATGCACTAGAAAAATGGAAATCGGTGCCCGATCGCGTCATTTTTAGCGTTCACCCAATGCTCTTTACTCAAACGGTACATTGTAACTGGATACAGCGAATGTTTGTTCCGGGCATCAATGATTCGCGAAAATGGCACAAATATGTTAACTCTTTGAACACGCTTAACATCTATATGGAAGAGATATTCTGTCTATTTATTCTCGTGTGTGTCATAACGCGTTTCTCACCCTATATGTTTGGTCTGTTTCTATTGCTTATCTACCTATTCTTAATAAGTAGTATAATAAGGGAACAATAGCAATGGTTAGAACTAGTAGCAATGCGGGCCATTCGGAAACTATTGTGTTCAGAAATACCGTATCCTTGGTGGCCCACGAGCTCTTACTAATGTGAGCTGCATATATTGTTGAGGGTAGTTTTGTTGTTCTTAGTTCGGATGTAATGCCGTAGGGATGAAAAAGTTTTGACGGAAAGCTTTTCAAACGGAAACGAAGTTTATTTTTGACGTAAACTCTATTAACAATACTAGGTCCTGTTGTAAACATGACAGTAAGATGTTTAGTATAATACACAGGCATAACCTGATTTTTCTCAAGCTCGATCATCAGTATTTTCCAAAAGGGGTGCTTCGGTTTTGAATACATTAACGAGTTGCTGACTTGTGTGGCATTAACGCCAGGTATAGTATTCGGAGTCTCCACTATGTAAATATCTCCATTAAACTTTTTCAACGCTTCATCAAATGGACGATTACAGTAGTAGTCCATATCTGCGTAAAGTCCTCCATATCGGTACAGAATCAAATATCGTATCGCGTCGCATCTTTGAATCTCATACTTGTATCTGCCGAACATTTCCGCATGTTCGGGAAAGATTTTAGCGATGAGATTCTTACACATGTCCTTATTCCACTCTATATGGCACCAGGTCGGATTGTGAATCTTCCAGCTGTCTCTGTAAAATTTCATCTTCTCGTATGCTTTGCGGGCTGCTCTCTTATTGGGTATCGTACCGAACCAGATCTGATGTATAATTCTCCCATTCTGTTTTAACAAATAGTTATCAAAGTCTTCGAAATCCAGCTGAGACATTTATCAGGATTCGGGTTCGGTTTAAATTGAAAAAATTTCAACCTTTGTATAAGGTTGAAATGTGTTACATTTGTGAGGGAAATTACGATGAGAATATAACTGAACTTAGTATTATTGGTTGTTCTAACTTAACGAAGATTCCATTGCTTCCAAACCTTATTAAACTCAATTGTTTCAATTGTACTAGTCTAATAGAGATTCCCATGCTTCCAAACCTTACTAAACTTTCTTGTAGATATTGTCTAATAGAGATTCCCATGCTTTCGACGCTTACCGAACTTGATTGTGATAGTTGCTCTAGTCTAATGAAAATTCCTATGCTTCCAAACCTTACTAAACTTTCTTGTCGTGGTTGTACTAGTCTAACAAAGATTCCCATGCTTCCACAGCTTACTGAACTTTGTTGCCGTAACTGTGTCAATCTAACAGAGATTCCTATGTTTCCAAAACTTATTGCACTCTTTTGTAATGATTGTACCAATCTAAGAAAGATTTCCAAGCTTTCGACACTTGCTGAACTTTGTTGTGGTGATTGTGTTAATCTAACGGAAATTTCTGAACTTCCACAGCTCACTGAACTTTATTGTTCTGGTTGTACTAGTCTAACGAAGATTCCTGCGCTTTCGCCACTCACTGAACTTTGTTGTTCTGGTTGTACTAGTCTAACAAAGATTCCTACGCTTCCAAAGCTTACTAAACTTTTTTGTATTAATTGTACTAGTCTAACGAAGATTCCTATGCTTCCAAACCTTACTATACTTTATTGTCGTAATTGTAGCCTAACGGAGATTTCCAAGTTTCCACAGCTTACTGTACTTGACTGTCGTGAATGTACTGGTTTGATAAAGATTCCTATGTTTCCAAAGCTTACTGCACTTTATTGTTGTGGTTGTCCATGGATAGATATTAAAAACCCATTCTTTAATTCTAATATGAAGAAACTAAAATGTCTTCAGCGCTTTTGTAGAAATAATCTACGATACTGGCGTTTTAGAAGGTGGATAAGATGTAAGGAGTTCGCTGAATGGTTCTACAGTCCGAAGCAATGGGGTGGAAAAATAGCGAAAAAGATCATCAGAAACGAGATAAATAACGATTCAAATTGAAATTATTTTCAGTTTGAAGTTTCATTACAATAATGAAACTTCTACTACTCTGTTTGCTTATCCCCGCCACTCATGTAGAAATTTATACTGCCAACTTTGCTCCATTTTCTTATGATGGAAAAGGGTTTTCTATCGATTATCTGCAAGAAATCATTGTTCGAACATTTGGAACGAACCAACTCACCACACACCTTAACATCGTGGATAATAATGCTCAAATCTTTAGTTCGGTACTCGCCTATAACAACACGGATTCTAACTTTGCTATGGGCACGGCAGGAATTTCAATCACTCCTGCACGAGTGGAGCTTGGCGTTTTCCTTCCAGCTTTTTATCGTGAAGGAGGGCTACGGGTCATGGTTCACACCCAAAACTCTTTTGGAGAAACCGCTAAGCGCACCGTTAGCAATTTTTTCCTAGCCTTTGGACTAATGGTATTAGCTGTGTTTGTTCTGATTCTTTTTCACTTGCATGGTTCTTCGAGTTTCAGTTCTCTGGGAATGAGGTTCCCATCTTTATGAACAGAGACCTTCGTAAAACTCCTCGCAAGGTGATGTTCTTCGATCTATTTCCGTTTTGCGAAAGATGTTGCACAAGTAATTTTACAATACTGACGCAAAAAGGCAACCTTGTCTTTTCAGAAATGCTTGGGGCATTTTTGTGGGTCTTGTATACTATGGGTGGTGTTAAGACAGGCTATCCTAAGAGTACAGGTGCTCGCATTATTCATAGTAGTTGTAAGGGTCTTGCTGTCCTGATTATTGTATTGGCGACGGCTACCATTACCACAGTATTCACAAAGTCCTCCAGCTCTACCAATATTCATGGTTTTGCAGATCTAGGAGGACATTCGGTGTGTACGACTCCGGGAACAACATCAGAAGACTATCTGACCAAGAAAAATTTTGGGTACACCATTGTGCCCAAAAACTCTATCGACGAGATGTTTGCAGCCTTCTGGAATCGTAAATGTGATGCTGTTGTTTATGATCAACCTGCTCTCCAAAATGCTTTGGTCGAGCATGGTGGAGGGGCTATCATTATCGGTGATTTCTTAACCGAAGACTCGTATGGTATCTTCATGGCTCCGGGAAATGCCAATCAGAATGTTTTGACCAAAGCTGTTGTCGAACTAAATACTGACACCGAAAAATATAATGCTCTAAAATCTGAATGGCTTGCTGACATCAAGGGAAAGGAAGGTAGTACTAATGTTGATCTCCCACTGGCGCTATTTCTGGTTCCTCCACTCATTATTGTTGGCGTATTTGTTTTAGCTATCATTCCTCTGTACAAAGGATACGAAGAACGGACAGAAAAATACGAAGAAATAATTCGCGCCAAACACGATACTAACTACAGCGATGACTATGCAGACTTGCTTAAGGATGAGTACGATCCTCATGCTCTATGGGGTAATGATTGGATTCTGTCAGAACGAGTAGGACCTCACGTGAAGCGCGTGCTTCGTGTTCTTTACGAAATGATTCTCAAAAGCGAGGGAAAGAATATCGAGTATATTGGCCGGGAAAGTCTTCCTCAGCGAATGTCCACTTTTGAGTTGGAACAGCCTCCGGTTACAGAGATGGAGCAACCACAGATCGTTTAAATTGAAAGTTTTCTAAAGTTGTATTTCCCCTCAAATGGGAAATGCAAATACGCACCAACGTCCTAGAGACGTTACTTACGATACACAGATACCTATGGCTGAACCTGTCGAGAAAAAGGATGGTCTATGGTGGCATAATCTGGATTCTGACTTTAGTGGCGAGGGAAGAATCACCAAGGATCAGCTGGGTAAGATAACGATCGCAAAAGGGGAGTTTGTAAAGGGTAAGCTCGTCAAGGGGATCATTTACTCCAAAAACCTTATCTCAGTGTCCAGAATTCTTGACGATGGAACATTTAATGTCACAGAACACGAGAAAGAAAACAACTCACTAGTTTTTGAGGGTATCTGTCATATTTCTATAACAGGTACAACAATAAGTTTTACCTATCTATCTGGAAAACTAAAACGTTTCAGCGGTTGGCGATGGGGAAAATTCGAAAAAGGACAGTTGTGTGGTCCTGGAAAGGTTACTGAGGATGAAGAAGGAAAGATTCTAGACGGGGAAGGGATATTTGACAGGGGTAGTTTAATCTCAGGTAAACAAAAATACAAAGGAAAATGGTACTGGGGAAATTTTGTGAACGGCTACCTAACTGGACTAGGCAAGGTTACTAAGGACGAGGAGGGTACCGAGATTCTATCTGAAGGTGTTTATAGGAAGGACGTTTTGGATCATACAGCAACAGTTATACTAAACGAGCTGAAAGGAATCAGAGCTGAGATTAAAAATCTCGCTCGAAATAAATGAGGATCGACTGGCAGAATCCGATGATATTTTCCTCCGTTGCAGGCTGTGTTACGAGTGTTGTGATGATAATAATTCTGGCAGTTGCGAAACCGGATACAGTAATGAAGGTCGGAGACGATCATACTCACAGTCTCGATTGGCTCAGAGTCATTATGTTATCTCTGATTTTGGGACTGGTTGTTGCCATTGTTTTATTCGTGATGAAGCTACGTAAATATGCCATAGAACAGGAGCCTGATAAGCAACATGTTGCAGATAATTACTAAATTGAAATTTGGCATACATTATATGATACAGAAATGTGTATCATATGTGAAGGAAAATATGATGAGAATATGACTGAACTTTACTGCTCTAATTGTACAGATCTAACAGCGATTCCCATGCTTCCAAATCTTACTGACATCAATTGTTGTAATTGTACTAGTTTAACGAAGATTCCCATGCTTTCACAGCTTACTAAACTTTGTTGTACTGGTTGTACTAGTCTGATGGAGATTCCTATGCTTCCAAAGCTTACTGAACTTTCTTGTACTGGTTGTACTAGTCTGACAGAGATTCCCATGCTTTCGACACTTATTAAACTTTTTTGTGGTAATTGTACTAGTTTGACGAAGATTCCGGTATTTCCAAAGCTCGATAAACTTTATTGTGAAAATTGTACTAGTTTAACTGAGATTCCTACTCTTTCAGAGCTTACTATACTTTACTGTTCTGGTTGTACTAGTCTAACGAAGATTCCCATGCTTTCGACGCTTACTACACTCCGTTGTAGTGTTTGTACTAGTCTAACTAAGATTCCTATGCTTCCAGAACTTACTGATCTTTCTTGTAGTGGTTGTATTAGTCTAACAGAGATTCCACTGTTTCCAAAACTTATTGCACTTTTTTGTAGTGGTTGTATTAGTCTAATAGAGATTCCAATGTTTTCGACACTTATTATGCTTGATTGTTACAACTGTACTGGTCTAACAGAGATTCCTATACTTTCGCAACTTACTAAACTTTATTGTTACGGTTGTGTTGATCTAACGAAGATTTCCACGCTTCCAAAGCTAACTAAACTTAATTGTTGGAATTGCACTAATCTAACGAAGATTCCTATGCTTTTAGAACTTATTGAACTTGATTGTGATGGTTGTACCAACTTAACAGAGATTCCTATGCTTCCAAAGCTTACTAAACTTTATTGTTATGGTTGTGCTAATCTAACGAAGATTTCCACGCTTCCAAAGCTAACTAAACTTAATTGTTACAACTGTACTGGTCTGACAGAGATTCCTATACTTTTAGAACTTATTGAGCTTGATTGTGATGGGTGTACTAGCTTAACAGAGATTCCTATGCTTCCAAAGCTTACTAAACTTTATTGTAATTGCTGTAATAGTCTAACTGAGATTCCTGAGCTTCCAAAGCTTAATGAACTTTATTGCCATGATTGTCCATGGATACCTCAAAACCCATCTTTTAACTTCAACATAGAGAAACTAAAATGTCTTCAGCATTTCTGTAGAAACAACCTATGCTATTGGCGCTTTAGAAAATGGATAAAGACAAGAGAGTTTGCAGAGTGGTTCTACAGTCCGAATCAGTGGGGTGGAAGAGCGTGTAAGCGGATGATAGAAAGAGTGACTAAAATTATTTAGACTATTTAAAACACTGACTTCTACATGGCAAATGAGCCTTGTAGAAGATGTTCGTATCAAAGAACTTAACCCTGACATGATTGAGCCTTCCACCGCTACATATAAAGATCCCGATCAGGGTGGGTCAAAGATTGTAGTGATAGGGAAACCGGGTTGTTTTGCACTAGGAACAGAAGTGCTTATGTATAACGGCAAAATCAAGAGAATAGAGGATGTCGAAATAGGTGACCAGGTTATGGGTTGGGATTCAACTTCTCGTACAGTTTTGGAGTTATGCAGAAACTCTGATGAGATGTATCGTGTTGTTCCTAGAAAAGGAAAGGCAGTTACGGTTAATAAAAATCATATTCTGACACTTAAAAACTCTGAGGATAAGATTGTTGATATCACAGTGGCTGATTATTTGCAAAAGGACGAGGAGTTTCGTAACAGCTATCTGTGGTTTCGTGCAGTAGTAGAATTTCCAGATAAGCCCTTTAGTAAAGATTTTGTCCTAGACACAACCAAGCCTATTCCCGATGAGTACAAGATAAACTCTCGCAAAAAGCGCCTACAACTTTTGATGGACATTCTCGATCAAATCGGTGATTTTGAGATTACTTCGAAAAATAAGCTTTTCATGACCGATGTCATATTCATAGCACAGTCTTTAGGTTTCAATGTTAAAAGTAATGGGGGTAGGTATTGCATTCATCCCTATGGAAACAAACTCAGTACGAATTTCAAGCTTGAATATGTTAGCGAGGACAACTATTATGGTTTCACTCTTGACGGTGATCATCGCTTTCTTCTCTCAGACTTTTCAGTTGTACATAACACAGGTAAAACCACTCTTATCGCATCTCTTCTCTATGCCAAAAAACATATCTTTCCTGTCGCTATCGCCATGTCCGGTACAGAGGATTCTAACGGTTTTTACCGTAAAATCTTTCCCAGTACGTTCGTCTTTAACAAATATGAAGAAGATCAACTAGAAAAATTCATCAAACGGCAAAAAATCGCTAAAAAACATTTAGAGCATCCCTGGGCTGTGGTGATTCTAGATGATTGCACTGACGATCCTTCGTTATTTCGCAAGCCTTTACAACAGGGTATGTACAAGCGTGGAAGACATTGGAAAATGTTATACATCCTTTCTCTCCAGTACGGTATGGATGTTCGTCCAGTGATTCGTACCAACGTAGACGGAGTTTTCATCCTGCGCGAACCGAATTTGCGTAACCGTCGAGTGATGTATGAAAACTATGGTGGTATTATTCCGGATTTCAAGCTGTTTTGCGATATTCTCGATCAGATTACAGATGATTATACTGCATTATACATTCACAATGCTACAGTGGAGAATAACTGGCATGATTGTATCTTTTGGTACAAGGCGCGTAAAATTCCTTCGGACTTCAAGTTCGGCTGTCCAGATTACTGGAGATTCCATTTTGAGCGTTACAATCCAGAGTATGTGGATCCGATTATGGTGTAGGAGAGTTTATACATGGAAGTGTATAAACAGTCTATGTTCGGGTGGTGCGTGATGGGTGTTCCGACATAAATTCAAGTCGTACTGTTAAGTAACAGGGACCTTTTTGATAACCAAAAGATAGTTTTCTATTTGAAGAATCTACCAGTCTAAACTCATGTTCCCCATTGTTATTACCAAAACGTGCTTTTACAGTCGGAGACCATGTATTTGCGAATGATTTACTCATACCTGTAACGATCTCATTGTCAATACTAAGGTAAAATGGTTCGTAATTACTCAACCACGAGGTGTCACCGGTATTAAACATAAAACTGACCTTGCATTCTCTAGATGTTGCGTAATTCGCAAATTTTTCTCTGAATGTCAGTTCTGGATCGTGTTTGTCGTCAAAAATCTTTGTCAGTACTATTGTTGTTTTACTTGGGTTAATATTCATTTGTCATGACAGAACAAGTCTTTAGATCTATTTTCTATTATACTAGAACTATTATAAAGCTAATTGTGGATTTCGGTCTACACAATTCAAGTGAACGGTTCTGTATATGCGTCTGATCTTATAAAATTCCTTCGGACTTCAAGTTCGGCTGTCCAGATTACTGGAGATTCCATTTTGAGCGTTACAATCCGGAGTATGTGGATCCGATTATGGTGTAGGAGAGTTTATACATGGAAGTGTATAAACTATTTGCTTACAATCTGTGAAAATGGTCGTGCATATATATCAGGTCTTAGGTAATATTTTAGCATCTCATTTACATTCATTTCCCGTCCCGAGGAGACAATATAATCCCATAATGTAGCTATTAGTATGTCACCATTCAGAACTTTGAGCATTTTATTAGATGCATTAACCAAGTTCCTAATAGTAAATGAATTGGCTGACAAGTAGACAAAATCATCCGGCAATATGGCCACGTATAAGAGATTAGTTGCTAAATACATAGCAGCACAACTATACATTTGCACATTTCTTGTTGAGACTTTCTTGTCATTCATAACATATAAGTCCATAAGCTGAAAGGATAGACACAGTGCTCTTTGTGAGTTAAGTCTCAGTGCAACATCTCCCATCCATGCGAACAAAGTCTTTCTCGTTTTGATACTAACCTTACCATTCCAAATAGAAGAGATATCTGGAATAATAGGCATGTTATTCAAGAATCTTTTCATCTTTGGTACATTTTTTCTGCGCATATTCTGAAAAAAGGGATGAATAATGATCTGATCATAGCTGATACGATTCTTGGGGTTAAACTCTAACATCCGCGCCACTAAGTCAGCCAATAGATCATCTTTGACAAATTTTCTCTTTAAAAGATTACTCTTAATCACATCATGCATTGAAATACCATTTACAGCAGATTCTAACTCGCTTTGAACATCGGATTCGTCTTGTAAACGTTCTTTATCAATTCCTAGCAGAAAGTATAGCATTATTTTTAGTTGAGATTCATCATCTCCTCTTAGGACAATAGTCGTGTTCATGAAGCAGAATATCCATCCTAAAGAGTATATGTCTATTTTGTGGCTATAATCTCTCATTTCCAGAAAGATCTCAGGAGCTCTGTACCACAATGTTTGTACATTCGTATTCTTATCCATGGTCTGTCCTTTTGAGCGATCGATCACTGCGATGCCCCAATCTATAACTTGTATCTCGCCATCATCCATGACAACAATGTTCGGAGGTTTAAGATCACAGTGAATAATTCCTTGTCTAGCGATAGATCTCATACATTTAACCAGGCGAAACATTAACACTCTCTGTGCATCTAGTGGTACACTATCAGCAACTTCAGTGAGAGTTTTCACACCGCGTTCGAACACTAACTTTTTCTTTTTGGGAGAAAATCCATACATCTTGGGAAGACACGCTATCTTCCATAGAAAACTGTATAAAGCAATCTCCTTAACCATATCCTGAGGAATATCTGCGTAATCGGTCTTCATCGTTTTCACGACTACATTCTCTTCTGGGTAGTACTCTACCATACCGTATGTTCCCTCTCCTAGTTTTTCCTGTGGGGAGTATTTTTTCTCAATGTCATCATCCGTCATCTGTTTACGTTCGTACTTCTTATACAGATCCTTTCCAAGGGGTCGGAGAGAATATATTTCCTTACCTTTGATAAGAACATTCTTCTTGATAGCCACGAACGCTTTAGCATTGGTATTTTTGAATACAGCCCGACTAACCTCATCTACATGGATATCAACACCTGGCAACTTGTACAAATCTTCAGATACATATTCCAAATCGTCAGATACAATACAATAACTATCATGAATCTTTTCCGCCGAAATTATTACCTTGCAACTCATTTATACTTACTTGAATTTTTTTCCTAAAGCCAAATTACTAATCACAATACTAATAGGAATGACAAACCATGGATTCCAAAGACTGCAAAATGTCCATAATCCTCGACCAAAACCGATATGGCTCATGGTGTAGTATGTAAGCTTCAAAGACTGGAAAAATCCACTGAATAGAGTGGCAACAACCCTATTCTCCTTTTGGCCATACTGATTCTTTCTGTAACAAGAGTTACCTAGCATGCATAAGGAAAACATGTAGATCATAAATCCAACTACGATACCTATCACTGTAGGCCATTTTTTGAAAAATACCATTTATTATTCCTATTCTTTTTAATAAATGCCATCTATTCTGATCGACTATGAGAAGATTATAACTGAAAAGCATACGCTACTACAGAAAAAGCTTCTACAGCCTCCTAAGGCAAGTAAGGGCTTTCTAGTCGGTCTGGTTTTAGTAACAAGTGAAGAAAACGTGAGAGAAATATCCAAACTTCCCGCTGGTCGACAGCGCATCGAGTTTCTCAATTCGCCTCATTTTGTCAATAGCCTTATCAACTATACTTATGTACTGCATAACACGAGTAAAGAAGTTTGTCTTCTCAATCCTGACTGTGCAAGCTATGTGGGAGAGGTTTTACCAGCTCTATTTGCAGGATTGTCGGCCAAAACAATCCTGTGGGTATCTATCGATGTAGGGGATGCAAATTGTGTGGCTACAGTGAAAAAATTTGCTAAAAATGGATTCAACAGTCCTTATATCACCAATATGTCACCGCTACGAGTAAGTATTTCTCCTAGTATCGCTTTAGTTCGCCTCAATGTTCCAACAGAGCAGTATAACGCATCAGCAACTTTAAACAAAGTTTTACATGCTATTAAGGAGTACAAAGGAGGTGACACAGCCTGTTCGCTGAAAGCACAACTCGCTCCAAGAGCAATATCCTTTCTTCGCAAGGCATCGAAGATGGGAATCACCATCAACGGCGATGGAAAGAAGTCACAAAAGGAGCTAACGGGAGAGCTATTCGTATCCAATGTGGAGAAGAATGGAAATAATTTTATCTACATTATAGATATTGATGAGGGAAGCGTTGAATCCGGAGCGGAAGAGGATGTGAACGTGAATGCTACCAGGTATAATTTTCACTCTCATCCCCAAGAGGCTTACGTTCGTCACAGAGTAGATAAAGCTTGGCCTTCCTTGACCGATTATCTAGGATTTCTCAAACTGGGTACAAACACGATCTTTCACTGTGTTGCTACTCTTGAAGGTGTATACGTCATGTCGTTTGGACCTTATTGGGGTAGAAGGCTTAAAAAGGTGAGCAAAAGCTTTGTGCAGTCTCATTATGATATCGACCATAGAGAGAGTCACACTCCTCAAGAATATGCACAACTGGTCAACAACATCAAATACAAAGGACAACCGATATATCACGTAGAGTTCATTCCTTGGACTGAGGCTGGAAAAGTATTTAACGTTTCTTACTCCAAGATTGGTCTGAGTTGTATCGCAACGGAAAAAGGTCACCGGTCGTATAGGAAGCTGTATAAATAGATTACATCACAGTACACCTTTCTTTTTTGGTCTCTTTTTGGGGCTCTTTTCGGCTCTCTTTTTCTACCCACTTTTCATCGGTCTCGTACCAAATATGTGAAGAATCATATTCCGAGACAATGTCCTTGGTGATCGGAAAAACTGAGATTATTATACAATATGTGAAGTTGCTTTGTTTATACTTCCGCTTCCAGTATGATATCGTAAAACCGTCATTACGAAACATGTCGACTGTTTGTGATAGCAAAGTTGTTTTCCCGAGCGCCACTGTGAATCCCTTGGTTTCTCGCATCAATCTAGACTTGTACTCATCATAATTTTTCTGAATTATTTTCCGAGCCAATTTTTCCGCTTCTGTCTGTTTGTATTCAGGGGGAGGATCAAATTTAGGGGGAGGATCGAACAAAGAGGTTTCCACAGGTGCGGAAGGTTGTACCGTTTCTACCTCTCCCTCCTTCTTCGCGGGTGCGGAAGGTTGTACCGTTTCTACCTCTCCCTCCTTCTTCGCCGGTGCGGAAGGTTGTACTGTTGTTTTGTAATAGCTTTCAGCATACATTTCTACCCCAGAAGGTTAGAAATTTCAAAAATCAATTTACAAATTATTCAGTCTGAGATAAGTAAGTATTTCGCTCAGAACTTGCACATCAAATTTGTTGTATTTAGCGATGTCCACAAGAACTGGATCTTCAGCAGGATTGGAACTGGTCTGATATACGTTCCAAGCTCTTACGGCTGCTGCCAATCCAGACTCGCATTTGCTCTCTAATGCACATGTGATCATTCCATGTTTTTTCATCGCTTTAGCTATTTCTTTTAGACCAAACTTAAAACAGCCTTTAATCACGATGGGCTCTCCTCTGAAAAGTTGAGACAAGTCAGCAAATTGAAGGTCGATGTTCCAATCCGTTACAATACGTTCAGCATGTTTCATATTGCCAAGACTGATCATCCAATTTAGCTGACGTTCCTCAGCACGGTTCCACAACATAGATTCAGCATGCCAGAACCATAACTTCGGATTTCCATTTTCTCGAACAAATTTTACGAACTCGTCCATGATTCGAAACTCCTCTAAAGGAGAGATAGAATTTGCGATAAAACTTTTGTATTCCCCTTGATAATACACGCCGATCATAAATAGATTATCAGTCTTAGGCTGTGATGGAAGCTGGTCGAGAGGAGAAAACACGTCAGCCAGAGTCTCAAAATCGACAAACATTTCGTTATCTTCCATGTCCCAGTCGAAGAGTCGGCTTACAATCTTGGCGGGACGAATCTTATCACTCTCTTGTCGATTAATGTCCATAATCTTGTCCACAGTTGAAGCACGAACACCACCCATTCCAATCGTTTCGCTGGTGCATCGTGGATCACGCCAAGAGTTGATACCTAGTTTCAAAGCGTTTTGGCGATGTTTAATACCACAATACCACACTTCGGTAATGTCCCCAAGTCGATCAGCAATCTTCTTTTTATCGTCATTCCACTTTCCAGATTCGACACACATGTTTGGATAAAGCTCTTCTCGAGACGGAGGATAGACGGTCCATTTCTTTCCCTCCTTTCGCAACTTTTTGAGCCATTCGATAGCATCTCTTGTTCTCTGAGGAATATCAGAGTCTACTCCCTGATAATCGATAACACCAAGCTTATCCAGACAGTTTATACCGAAAAACTTTCGTCCTCGCGTCGAATAGCTCCATCTTCTACCGAGAATGTAAGCATAATTTGATGTATAACCTTGAATATGGCCGATTCCTTGAGTGTAGATCCACGTCTGTGCCTTATAGGCGGGATAACTTCCCGAGTTCAGCAGGTGACGTCCATCGGCGCGAAGAGGAAGAGTGGAAAACTTTACATCCACCACAACATAATGGTAGTTTCCATTTAGTTTTGGAGCCTTATAGTTATGTAAATGTTCAGGCAAAGGATTGTCACCGACCAGAGAACCGATATGATCGCTACGAACCAAAAGATCAATGATACCTCGCATATGGTGTCTACCGTTTTTAAACGGAGCAGAATGTATGATCGGTACACCCTGTTTCATCAGCTTTATCGTTTCGCGACAGGTCTTATTTGTAATTCGATCCCCTACGGACACAACTGAAATTCTATTCTCGTGAATATACTCTACTAGGCGTTTCTCAAACTCGTTACCCTTTTCTAGGATGAACTCAAAAAAATCTCCCGTTGTTTTAGCACCTGTTGTTCCGCTAGTTTTTCGGGTCAATTTTAGCCAGTCGACAAGAGGATCCTTAATCATGAAGTTTCTGGTATCAGTAGCGCTGACCCAAAAATAGTTTCTGGTTCGCGGTGGCAGACCAGGTAAAAGTTTAGGATGTTTGGATCTTGTGCAATCGGCTACAGAAGAGTATTTACGTTTCATGGGGTTTAACATTCTTGTTTAGAAAGTCGTATTTCAATTTTAAAATGAGTAATGAACAAGAAATTCAAGGGACCCAAAAAGAGAACAAGCCAAACTTCACCCCCGTAGAGCTAGATACGGTAGCACATGTGTACACGTTTACTTGTCCTCACTGCGACATGTGGACAGAGGTACCGGTTAATCAAGTTAACTGCCATATCTTTAGACATGCTTTCTTCTTTCAACAGTTACCTAACGGAGGAATGGTACTACTCAATCAGCTGAATCCTCATGCGCCGAAAGAAGTTTGTGACAAACTAAAAGAAGAGAATAAGATTGTTGGTTGTGGCAAGCCGTTCAAGTTCGTTCGCGATGGTGAAAAATATCGAGCCGAAATATGCGATTACATTGAAAACTTTCTATTCTCATTTTAAATATCTAAAATGGGAAATTGTAGCACTATCGAAACTATCGATCCGCATAGCACAGCACATCCTAATTGTCCTCATAAAAACCGAGTGAGCAATGGATATAATCCATATTCCAACCATCCCGGAAAACCTTTCTATTATTTTTCAAAATATGGAGAAGAGTGGTGGCGTATGTATGAAGCTTGTTCGATTGGAGAGGAAAATATATACACTGGACGATTTCGCAAAGGAGGTTTGATTGACGGGGAAATACAATCACTGTGCGGACAGACTCTACATACAATCAAGGACTTGGGAAAGTCTTCTACTTATGGTGATATACGCATGGCGCTTTATGATGGTGAGGAGGTTATTGTTCGTTATGATATTCATGTAGACAATGTGGACTGGGATGGACCAATACATGGGTATCTACCCGAACCTCAGATCCGTTACAAGTTTGCAGATATCAAAAATCTACGGGCTAGTCAAAAGGACTACGTGGCTAAACTAATGGGTATTGATATTATTCTAAGAAACGGAAAACCTACTTACATTTATACAAACACAGGCTCGAGAAAATATTTAGAGGTAATGGCAAGGTTAATTAAGCAATTATCTGGATGAAGGAACATGAGTTTTGTTAGATTACACTACTAACAAAATGCTAAACAATCGCATCCAGACGCGCCAACACAGTGGCAAGTTGGGTTTCAAGTGCGTCGATGCGTGCATCCTTCTCGGCCAACTGTGTTTCCAGTGCATCCACCTTATCGGCCAATACTTGCACAGCAGAAACGGTAAATAAAGTCACATCGTTGCTATCAAACGTCAAAGCATTCGTTAGCTTTGTGATCACCTTGCGTTCGCCTTTTTTGTTCGTCTTCAACACACTGTAGGGTCCTAGGACCTTAGGTTTTCTCTTCTTTGGTTCCAAGGTATATTCAAACTGCATGTTCGGAACTGTTCGCACCGTGGATGGCATGCATGTCTGAACCTCGTCGGCGATGACCCCGAAGAATCGTTTACCCTCTTCAATATGATGAGACCGGGCATACTCTGTGGTGTAAGCAAAAGAACGGATGCGCATCTGTCGCAGTCGTGCCAATGCGTCTTTTCCATCCACATCGGCCACATTCTTCTTGATTCGTTTATCCGAGGTAATGGTCCACGTATTGGTGGTGGGCTTTCCCGCACTGTCGGTACTGAGCTCGAGTTGATAACCTGGTGTTTTACCAATGCCTACATAGCCACTGGGAGTAAATACCACATTCGTATTCCAGGTGATACCCGCACCCGCCGTGCCACTGGCTGTACTTTGTAACAGACTAATCGCTCCCGTACCCGTATTTAGTTCTAGTATTCCCGCATATCCGCTCGCCAGAAACTGCCATGCGGCACCCGTCCAGTATGAATTCCAATCGAAGCTGGGAAACCCTGCACCACGAATACCACTGTTACCAAAGGTGGCGCTGTCAGAAACTTGCAATTTGGCATTGTAAGTTGATGATGGGGTCATTCCGATGCCTACGTATCCACTGGCGTCGATGACGATGCGATTGGTTGAGGCGGTTTTTAAATATATGACATCTTCTGTTTCGAGTACCATGTCGCTATTGACTCCCGTATACTCGTTAACAATGCTAAGTGTCTGAGAAGTTGCTCCGCCGTATCCGATATAGCATTTGCGTCCCGCTCCAGACCCATCAGGAAATAAAGCAAAGTAGCAGTGTGTGGAACCGATTATAGAAAGCAATTGACCGTCGCCGTAAATATTAGTGAAGTTTCCCGAAGGAGTTATGGACAGCCCACCGGAAGAATTGGTTTCAAAGGTGGTGTAGACAGTGTTATCGGTATAGGTCAATCGTAGTTGGGGACCTGAAGTGTACAGTACATCAAGCTTTGCATCTGGGCCCGTTGTTCCGATGCCCACGTTACCAGTGGTGTCGCAAAGTATCACGTTGGCAGCCACTCCCAAATAGAGCGGTTGGTAGCCACCATTGTAGGAGTAGATGATGCCACTGGTAGATCCGGCTGCCAGATGTAAGTTGGCAGTTGTCGTCGCGGTGTTGCGCACCATCAACTCACTCGAAGCTCCAGGAACGATTTGGGCACGATTACTCACTGCACTTGACTGTAGCAAAAGCGTACCCGTGGACTCAAGACTCATCTTCAATACATCGGAAGAGTACCACCTGTGCCCGCCTTGTGCATTAGCCCACAAGTAACCACCTTCAACTCCGAATCCGTACGACTCGGTTGCACTAACATCGTAAAGAATGATCCCATAGTTGGCATAGCTGGATGGAACTCCAACAGAGGCAGAGATCGAGAGTTTGGCATTGGGTCCAGCCGTTCCGATGCCCACATTTCCGCTCAAATACGTGTTTCCCGCAGCCACGTACAGTGCATAGGCGTTCGTCAGAGTCATATTCGTGCCGGCCACTGGTGCATTGGCGACATACAGAGTTGCAGCATTAGTGGTGGTTACGGAAACGTTGGCTGCAGCCAGTGTGGGTTGTGCTAGGGCATGTACTGCCATCAACGCGGCCGTCCCCGATGCCAATGTAGTCGTGTCCGTATAGGTGGCTGATGTACCGGATAGACCGATCCCCGTCGCGCCTGGAGAGTAATTAAGAGCTGTACCACCGAAGAACAACGTGTATGCCGTGAGCGTACCAATAACGTTGGTGTTTTGAAGTAGTTGTACCTCGTCTAAACCAGTTGTGGAGACTAGCTGAATGTAGTTTTGAGTTCCATCAGTGATAAGAAAAGCACTTGCAAGGTTATCAGGTACAGTGATTAAATTCGTTCCAGTGGCTCCCGAATAGGTAATGTTACTACCGTTCAAGTCGAGTTGATCTACCGTAATTTGAGTTGCTCCTGTTAATGCTCCGC